AGTCGAGGAGCTCCGGCCCAGACGCAGACACACCGAGCTCGCGGCCGAGGGTCCCCATCACCGAACGAAAGAGCTGGGTGCTGCGGTAGTCCAGGGTGGGCTCCAGAGCGAGCTCCATCTGCATGCGACGGAGGAACCAGGCGTCCCCCCCCTCCCGCTTCTCCGGAACACAGTAGGTCTCAGCCCAAGACTCGAACTCACGCGCGAGGAAACCACCATCGATGTAGTGCTTCAGGAAATGGACTGGGGCTATGCCCGGGCGCCGGCGGAGGTGCTCGCCCACCTTGCAGAGCTTCACGACGCACCCAGCCTCCCGCCGGGCACGCCCCCGCAGCTCCTCCTCAGAGAGAGACCAGCCCGTGCACAGCTCGTTGGAGTCATCACCGGAGATGCGGAGCCTGGGAGGAGGCACCCTCTCCCCACGGTCGAGGTAGCAGAGGCCGAAGATGATGACGTTGGCGATGCTGTCCACAATGGAGGTGAAGGGACCACTGGGGTTTCCCCGGGTGACCCGGTATACCCATCCCGTCCCGACCACCACCGTCTTCGCCGCCGTACCCGTCGCCACGTGAAAGAAAGCGTTAGCCACCTCCTCCGTGGGGGGAAAGCAGGCGAAGGCCACAGCCACCGCCATCACCACGATCTCTTCCGGGAGGTTGAAACCGAACCGAACGAAGTCCGACTCTCGATCGTATATCCACCCGCGAGGCTTCCGCCTGTCCTCCTGCCGCTCCCACCAGGGCCCCATCGTGCGCCCGATGTAGATGTTGCCCGTGGTCTGCCTCAGCATGGCCGTGATCACCTGCGAGTACCGGCCATGGATGACCCGCGACATCCCCGGAGGAAACAGGACCCCCCTGCTCTTCGCCAGCTTCTCCTCCCCGGGGGTGACGGTCGTCCGCTTGGCACGCCCCCCAAAGGAGTAGGGGAGGACGTCGACGCACATTCTTGCCCTGACCGCATGCAGGCGTGCCTCGATCAGCTCCCGCTGCATCGGCAGTGAGGCGCGCAGCTTGGCACCCAGCCGGCACTCGTCCGGTGGCCCCGACATGGAGTCGGGCACAACCAGCACGTCACCTATCCCGAAACGACCCGGGTCATCTAGCACCCGCTTCAGCCCCATCTCAGCCCACATGAAGTCCACGGCCCTGAGCAGCCTCCCAGCGTCAAGGGGGCGCCGCTCCTCCGGCTTAAAGAGAGTCTCCTGGAGGTCGGCGAAGGCCCCTTCCTTGCCCGGATTGACGATCACTCCCCCAACGTTGGAGAACTCCCCGGCCCCATTGAAGGCGGCCGCCACGGCGTTGGTTCTGCCCCTCACAGACGAACTGCGCTCCCCCATGGCCTGCGCGAGCTTCCCTTGCAGCCTCACGCATGCGCTCTCGGGGAACGGGGCCCTGTCCCTCAGACGAGTGATCTCGTCGTCAGTGGGACGGAACTCCCGATCGACAGTCTCCTCGATGACGGTCGCACCAGGGCCAGTGAGTCGGAGCACAGGATACTGGACCACGATCGCCTCTGGCATCCTCGCCTCCGCCTTGAGTTTGCAGTAGCGAGAGACGAGCCCCACCTGGACCTCAGGGGTGAGCTGCGCCGGGCGCGCCGCAAAGTCCGCCCAGATGCCCTCCCGCAGCGAGTGCTGAAACACCAGGAGCGCGGTTGGCGCATCCTTCGCCGCCACGCGCTCCTTGGAG